ATTTCCCTTGAAGACATCGTTGGATATAACTCAATTACTTTCTCTGTAAGACCTTTTACTTTAGAGTACCATACCATAAACTAACGGTTATCACCGCTACCATGCAACTTTCCTCTTAATTGGCGAGAGTGAAGTTTGTCATAGTTCATTTTTCCTATATCACTAAGTTTGAATCCAATATCGCGAGAAAGTGTTGCGCAAAACCACAGTACATCACCAATCTCTTTAGCAATTTCCAACTTCTTTTCATCTGTAAAAACAGAATCGTTGTCACGCAACACTTTCTTAACCTTATCAGAAACTTCACCAGCTTCACCTGTCAATCCTAATGTAGGATAAATGATAGGGTTAGGATAAGTAGCAGTCTCTAGAGCTAACTGCTGATACTCGTCTAATGTTAAATTGTTATTTTCCATTTAAATATTTAAAGTTTAAAATTCATGTTTCTTGCAAACCTTATCACAAGATGTTTCGCAATCTTTTTTGTAGCACCATCCATTGCCTAAGATGTCTTCGCGTCCCATCCATAAACAGTTACCACAACATTTTTCTTCTTTTTCCATATTACTGATGTTTTATCACTTCCAAATACTTCAACTTTGCGAATCGGTATGAGTGATATTACCATCTTTTGGGACGGTAGTGCTTTCCACTCTTCTGTTTTTAAAAACATTATCAGGTGACATCTTACTTGTTACAAAGACTTCTTCTCCATAAGGTGGCAACCCATCCTCAACAGATACCCAGTCAGACTTGGAGATTTCCTTCAAGACTACCTGCAATGTGTTTATGATGTAACTTTTTACATTTCCTTGTATGTAGTCATCATCTGTAACTTTTGTAAAACGGATAGTTTTCTCTATCAGCTTTTCAACTTTCTTCTTATCCATAGTTATAAATTAAAATATTCACGTATCTGCTCACCTGTCATGCGATATACCTCAGATATTCGGCAGTCTCTAATTGAGCTATCCCATGCACTGGTATATTCATCATTACAACTACCATCAGCAACACGCTCTACGGCTTCTTCTGGTCCTGTTGCAAAGTCAACGCTTAGAAGTTCCTTTTCCTGGTCACTAAGCCCTTTTCCTTCCAAAGCAATATTTAGAGCGGTTTGCAACTCGTGATGAGCCTTATCTGAATAGCCTATAGCCTTACCAATATGACTATTGATTAATTTCTCTTTCTTATCCATACTTCTATATTGTTTCTTGTTTAATAACTTCGTCAAGCCTTGCCCCCATCTTCTGAATGATGTTGTCAATGGTTTTGCCTTGATAGTCGGCAGCTATCTCTTGGAGGACTGCGAGTTGGCTTGTTAGTCTGAATCTGTTTGATACTGTTATACACTAATTCTTTCTCTCATTTTCAGTGCTTCCTCAAAAGGTATATAACGACCATTCTTTGCAAGTATAAACACTTTACTCATATCCATTTCTGTAAAATTGCAAGAAGTAGTATCATATCTATTACAAATACAATGTTGCTCTTTATCATATTCTTTTGGTGGCATCCATAGCGTATGGCACAGTTTACTCATCTCTGAGTCTTCCCCACCACCACATAAGACGCAACCACCCTTGCCTAGAAAGCACACCTGTTTAGTGTCTTCTTCTTTTTTATTGAAAGAAACTATAAGTTTTGTTGAACTATACAAGTCCGTAGTCTCATGAGGATAGAACGAGCGTTTTTTACCTTCTTTGTCTATGCCTTTAACGAGATAGTAGCCACTATCAATCTCGTCCATATAAGCATCATATAAAATTTCTCCTGTCTTTTTTACTTTTGCGTACATATTCTTCTTAATTATCCCTCTCCCTTTTACAGGAGAGGGTGGTTAGTTACTTACTCGCAAATGATAGCGAGTTGACCACAAGCAGCTCCATTCTCAATTTCTGCCTTTGTTGCGATTGCTACTGCATAATCGTAGCCCATCTTTTCCAATTGATTCTTAATTGCATTCATACTTAGTAATCTCCTTTTCTTTAAATGATTTATAATATAATTGCTTAAAGCCTAACTTGATTAAAACATTGATGTAATCTCTATACTGTTTACTGATAAAGATTTTGTTGTTATTGCCAACAAATCTATACCACAAATTGTCAAGAAATACATTTGTCTTGTAATGACCTTTATTACAGTCAATAACAACTAGCTTTCCACCTACCTTCAGATACTTCTTCAAAGTTGAGAAGGTTCTCTGTAAATCTGGGATATGATGAACAACGTTTCTTAGATAAAACACATCTACTGATTTTTCTCTAAGTCCGACAATCTCATCTTTCCCATCATACTGGAAGTCCAATTGTGGAAAGCTTGTTACATCGCAAGTTTTATATCCAGTTTTTGGATTATATCCACTTCCGAAATCAATGCACAATTTTTTCATCATCAATATGATTGTTTCTTCTTACAAGCTCATTATTCTTAACTGATTTGCAGTACTTTTCCCAATCACAGAAATTTCCAAGAGGAGTTACAATAATGTCACTTCTATTGTACTTTCCATAATTGCCAAATACTCCAAATGTATGACCATTCCACTTGTAATCGTAAAATCCATATCCGTCATCGCCAACCTTTACAGAACCTTCTGGGAGTCTTATCTCACCATATCTAGCCTGTAAATCTTCACAGACAATGCTATAGAAGCCATCTTTAAGTATTGTTTCCAACAATTGTGGATTCAAGCTTTCCTTACACTTAGGAATGTTTATTCTTGTGTTTGGAATAATCTCTTTACACTGAAGTGCCATGTCTCTACGTCTTTCGTACTGCTCGATAGAAGACACACTGATAGCAACCTCAGTTAATCCAGCATCTTTCAATGCTACGATGATGTCCTCATTAAGCAGTATTCCATTTGTAACAAGACAAATACCATCTGACGTATAGTTGCTGACTATCTTTACAATCTTTACCAGTTCGGGGTTAAGCAAGCTTTCGCCTCCCATGATAGTTGCTCTTTTCAGAACGCCAACCTTCTTCAATGTTTCTTCCATCTTATCACAATCCAGGCGCAACGGTGACTTAAACTTTTGGTAACAGAAGTAACAATTTCCGTTTACTCCTGTACTTTCATTCATGTTGCAATTCAGATTTGTAATAATCCGGTATCTAAAAATTCCCTTTTTCATACTAAATTAATTCCTTCTACTACACCAGTTCCAAGATGATTCTTTTCTGATATGTTATTCACATTAATAGGAGACAGCTTCACGAAGAAATATTCCTTATCAAACCACTCTTTCAGTTTTTCTGCATCAAAATCTGATGTATCAACAAGAGTAAGGTTGATTGTTGTTTTCAGATTACTTTCTGTGCGAATCTGACCTAACTCTTCAATAGTCATCTTATTCTTGTAAGGAATCAACCAATTGCGCTTGTCATCATCAAATGAATGTAAGCTAATCTGTAATGTGATATTTCCCTTAATGAAAGAGAAATCGCTTCCCTTAATGCCAATCGTTGATACGTAATGATGAGTATTAGGGTATTTCTCCGTAATAATACGGATAGCTTCCTTGACTGCATCAATATTGAGGAACGGTTCGCCCATACGAGTATAGTTAATCTTAAACTCTTTTGCTTTGCTTGGGTCAGCACCTGCCTTGCTGATGGCAAACTCAACCTGTTCAACAATTTCTTCTGCCGTAAGATTGCGATAACGCTTCATGTTACCTGTTGCACAGAACTTACATCTTACTGGGCATCCACTCATTGTTGATACGCCAATCATCCAACGTTCTGTACGGTCGCCAAGCTCATTATTATCAAGCTTGTTTTGATGTCTGCCAATAGCGTCCTTAGTATAATAAGGTAAGAACGTGTCTGTAGTTTCTACCAAAAAACCATCTTCTAGTTGTAAGCAATATACAACTCCATTCTTAAATGACTTCTTTCTTAGTTCTTTCATATTACTTATATTTAATCCCATAAAGATGGTTAGTTAATCTTCGACCTCCTTTACAGAAACATCACAACCATAAAGAGGTGACTCGTCATATTTAGCCTCACACTCAATAGCTTCACTAATAGCTCTTTTCAATGACATTTCAGACTCATTAATTTCGCCTTTTACTATTACTAAAAACATTCTTTCTTCCATATTACTTCTATTTATATTCTTTACAGGATGGTTAGTTACTAAAGCTCATCAAACTCTTTCTGAAATCTCTGTTTTGTTTCATTCAGAAGCTGCTTGAATTTAGTTTTAAACTCTTCGTCACATTCTGATAATCCATAAATACTGTGAGCAATGTTTGTCGAATGAGAAGACATATTCAAAAGCTCATCTACTTTAGGAATTAAACTCTTGGCTAAGATATTTGCTCTTTCTAATTTGTCTATATTCATATTACTATCTATTTATATCCTTGCGGATGGTTATTACTCTACTACTTTCTCAAGGGAAAAATAATCAATTCCCCAAGCTTCGTTTGCGTATTGATAAGGTTCTCCGTTTTTCTTTATTTTTCGGATAAGAAAATGAACCTTGATTTCATTCTTGCCAAGAGATATGGCATCTTTTAGACGTTCTATGATAAAGATATTGCCATCTTTATCTTTCACCTTGTCACCTTTCTGAAAAGGTAACAAACTTAGAAAGTCGTCCATTATATCATTCTTCTTTTTGCGAAGCTCTGATATTTGTGAATCCGCCATCTTTAAATAACCTTCTGTATTCTGTAATTCGTTGTATAATTCTATTTTTGTCATATTACTTATATTTATGCCCGAAGGCGGTTAATACTTTGTGATTTCAAATTGGTCGTAAAGCGGTGATTTCTTAATATGAGGTATATAACCCAATCCGTTGTTACCTGTTACTATCACTATCTCCATATCACCTTCATTATCACAAAGGTCTTGAAGTTGTTGAATAAATTCGCTTATAAGCATACTATTATATTTTATGCCCGAAGGTATTAAACACCAATCTTTATAGCAATAGCCGATACGACTATTGTGAGGAATATCAATACTCCTAGAATCAATCCTAGCATCATATCATCTTCTTTTATCATACCTACACCTCCATTTCTGAGTTAAGTCCTAGACCGAAGAGAAGGTGCTGGAGTTGATGAACATACTTAATGTATGCAATTTGTGTACATACATTGTTGTCAGTAAACGGATATACATCAAACTCATCACCGATACCTTTTTCTATGTAGATAGGAAAATATCCATATTCTTCAATATCGGGTTTTGTATATACCCAATGACTATTCTTTACTCCTCTGTTCATCACTTTTTTCTTCCATCCATTCTTCTCTAAAATCTCTGGAGTGAGAGGAACTCCAGATAATCTTACTGGGCTTACTGGATGCCTTACATAAGATAATTCATAACCATTTGATGCAAGTATATCTATAATTGTATGTATTCTGTTTTTATACATAACAATATCACCAATAATATTTTTCTGTGCCATACGCTTTACTTTTTACGATGATTATATTTTTTGATAGCATCCTTCTTAGAAGCTGCCATAATCTTAACACCCTTGATAGCGAACTCATGCTGCGTTTTTGGCTGGCACTTCTGTTTGTCGGATGGAATGTTGCCATTTGGTGTATCAAGTCTAGGGCTTGGGATTCCAAACGGACACTCACTAGCATAAGCCGTGATAGCAGTATACATCAAAGCCAAATTCATTAATTTTCTGCTCATACGCCTTTACTCCTTAACTTCTTTAAAGATTACATTTTTATGGTCTGAGCGTTCTTTACTTGCGCATGGATATTTTCTCCAAACTTCACAAGCGCCCTTACTTTCAAAGAAGCAACCCGCACAAGTTACAGTCTCAGTTACAACAATATCCAAGACAACTCTTTCGCCAACTTTAAATTCTGCCATATTTAATTTCCTCCTAATTCAATATAAACTTTTTCCAACACTTCTAACGGATAATCATTCAGATTGAGATTATGTATTCTATGAATGATAATTCGCTTACGGTATTCTAATTCTATTGCCTTAATCTGCTCCTCATCTTTAGGTATTTCAATTCTACGAGAGAGGATATAAGATGATACTCCAAATTGAAATCCGTTAGACTTCCGATATTTAATATTGTTTACAACGACCAAAGTTTTTGTTATTCTTTAAACAATAGCAATTCTTCTGTTGTTGTATCTGTCGAAAGCAACAACCTTGTCACCAGCAACCAAATCTTTAAGTTCTTTCATTGCTTCCTCCTTTCTTTTTAGGAACATACTCATCCAACTTTTCATCAAACTCATAGCAGTCTGGGCAGTAGTGCTTATCGCCTATCTCCGCCCATTCGCTTTCCATTGCTTGCTCTTTGGCTGTTCCTTCGTCCAACCAAGCCACAATGCCATTAAACTCATCAATGAAGGGCTTTCCGCATCTGTCACATATTACAGAATACATAGTAACTGGCTTAATCATGGTTGCCTCCTTTCAGTAAATCGTCAATATATATCCACCTCTTGATAGTATAGTCGCTGCGCTTAAAACTAGATTCATCCCAACCAAAGTTGGTTAGGTGCGAAGTAACATAGTCTATCTCATCCGTCATGTTGAGTGGTCTATGATACACAACTTCTACCAAACATTTATGGTACTTTTTGGGATTTTCATCAATAGCATGCCACAAGTCTTTAATAAACTCATTGATAGCCCACTTAGCACCTAGTCCAATAGCTTCTTTGATGTCCTCTTTGTAGAACATTTCCTCTTTAGCATCATTATCGAAGACTACTTCTTCGCCATTTAACAGGAATCTATCTTCATAGATTTCTTCCTTGGCTTCTTCTATTTTCTTATCTATCATATTATTAAGTTTTATAATGACCTCCACGACCAGTATTGTGCTGGGGCTAAGAAGGTATATGGGCATAAAGCCTTGACTTACTTTCGCTCATTCTGTGTCGTGGAGGTTGTATTATTCAAAATTTGCTGTAGCCATATTATTTCACTCTCTTGAATTGAACGTTTTTTCTATCTTTTCTAGTGCTTGCGCTACAATTAAAATTATTGCAGACAGTTTCATAAATGTTGCTACTTATCTCATCGAAGAAACAGCCATTGCATTCTTCTTTCTCGGTCTTAACCACCTTCAAGACGATTTCTGACCCAATAGGTAAATCTTCCATAATTACACCTCCTCGTTGTATTTATAAACAAGCCCGACAACCAGCTTTACAAGCTCATTGTTCGTCATAACTCTAGTGTCTGTATTACCAAGTCTCAGCTCACCAATGATACGTTCTGCAACCTTCTTGATGTGTCCCATCTTTGACAGAGGGAAACGCTCAATGTCGGCAGCCTTGTCGAGGTGGAAACTCTCACGAAGGTAATCTGCACGAATAATGTTAGTTGTTGAAGACTGTCGAGTAACTACCCATACACCCTCTTCTATGGAATCATACAAGAGCATATTCGTAGGTTCATACTTTCCGTTTATCTTTCGATAGAACGTCTTCGATATATCGAGGTCAGGAATCTTGTATTCCTGATAGCGACCTTTACTGTTCTTTGTGTACAGCGTTGGAATCTTTTTCATTTTTATTACGTTTTAAGTTAGCTATTCTAGTCTCTCTAATATACTCCTCAGATTTCTTCAATCCGAGTTTCTTAGCTTGTTTAGCGACCGCGTAAACGCTTCTGCCAACTATTCTAGCAATATCTTTGTTAGAGGAGTCTGGGTAACCTGTTTTCAGTGCTCTTAATTGAGCTTCATTCCAAGGAGTGCCAGTGTTATCTTGTGCGTCTTCTCCATCTACGATAATTCCGTTTATATCAAGATTAAGACCACTGAATATACAAGCATTTGCGAGTGCTTTTTCGGCACGTTGGTAATCAAACGTTTTCTGACCTATGATTTCGAATCCGAGAGAAAGTTTGTCAGGGCACTCCGGAAACACTTTCTTATCTACAGATTCAGGATATATAGCTTCCACTGCATTACGCATACGAGAATGAACGCCCTTAATTGGGATAATAAAGTATTCGGCTATATTTGTTGCCCAAGAACCATTATATTCATCCATTGTCTTTTTAAATGCAGAAACAGAAGATTCAAGCATTCCGCTCAATATTCCAGACATAACAGCCATTGTGTACATCTTATGCCTTTCGATATGATGCTTTAGAAATTGGTTATCGAGTGCGTAATAACATTTCCTTACATCATCTTGTAGATTGAACTTGATGATAAAAGTGAGCTTATCCCATATCTCAGACATGCCGTCAGCTTTCATTCGTTCTTTGAATAAGTTAATCAATTCATCGGAAAATTCCTTCGCCTCTGTCATTCTTCTCTTTACATCATACTTAAATAGCTTTTCATCTTCCGATACCAGTTTGAATGTTTCATCTATGTTAGACTTGACAATTTTAGCAAAGCCGCCTACCATAGAATAGAAAAGCATGTAGAGTTTGCTTATCTGTTCTTTCGATGGAACTGCAAGAGGAACACCTGCGAGCACACACGAATTATTTGGATTCCAATTTGTATGCATACTATTTAAGAAAGACTTTAAATACACCACCTATTGCATTATCAACACTAATGCCTTCAGTTAGAAAATCACTTTTGAGAATATCATCAATAGAGTAACTCCAATCGCAACTACCTGTAAGACCACCCCAAGGGCAAAATGTCTTAAAACCAGATGATACATTATTGGCAGTATCGTAGTTACACACGTAATAGTTGTAACGTTTAGCAATTCTTTTATCATGATTAGATAATCCGTCCAATGGAATCCTATAAACGTAATATTTTAGAGACAACGTAATTCTATCAGCAGTTGCATCAATGTAAAAGTCGCTACCACACTCGCCAAATTTTTCATTGGTAACATGTACGTTTCCATACATATCTGATATTGCATCTATCTTTTTGGATGCCAATCTTTTCATTAATCCTTCTGTAATACCTTTTTGTTTTTCAGCCTCAACAAACGATTTAAGAAGTTCTTGTTGTAACAGTCCGCATTCTGTAGTTGCTTGTGCAGACAAATTATTGATTACCATTCCGTCCATATTACTTTGATTTAATGTTTCCGTATGCAGCCATATAGCTATCAAGCTGCTGTGTTACGTGAACTAACTTCTGGTTGTAACTATCTCGCTCTGCTCTAGCCTTAGATATAAAGACGAAGCTAACGATGAAAGATATTACTACCGTTACCACGATGAACAACCAAGGCAGCTTGTGAACTGCCTTATTGATTCCTCTTCCTAGGTTTCTCACAATAACCCAGGAGTAGATACAGATAAACACTACCGCCTGTTTTGTGGTTGCGTTCTCAATACGTTCTGTCTGCGTCATTTTGAAATATTTTTTTTGTTAATGATTATATATGACAATCATACATCGTTAGAAGAGTGTCAGGAGGAAGTGATGCAAGAAGTTGTTTCACTTCTTCGTTCCATGCATCTTTGTCTTTTTCGTCTGATACTACGGCAAACCAACCCATTTTGCCACGCTCATACCATTTTCCGTCCTTAACAACTGCGAATACTGATATTTCTTCTACATTAGATATATCCTTAATGCGAGCTTGGTCGCAACGACCTTCTGCCTTTAGTTGTTTGAGATAGTCAAGCTCTTCTTTCGAATAGAACGCTGCAATTTTAGGATAGAACAATGGAGCATACATTGATATATCCTTTAATTTAAGTCTTCCTGCATATCTACCACCCATCTGATACCAATCCCATTTAGCATCATTATTATAGGTGCGCCAAACACTACCGTCCTCATGTATCTCAATATTCTCGCTTCCATCATCTATATCCATACGGTAATATTTCACGGCATCCTCATACATCTGTTCGTCCGTCCAGTTAAGATGCTTTGGAAATTCGTTCTCGATATAATTTGCATGTGCCTTGCAACAGTTGGCAAGATATACATCTTTATCTTGTAGGAACACATCATAGTAATTCTTTTTGTATTCCTCAATCTCCTTACGTTTCTCACTAATAAGCTGCTCTTTAGTCATGTATAAATGCATAGGCAACTCTAGATTTTCATCATATTTGGCGAGTTGTTTCTCTGGCTCATCGCCAATTACCAATGTTAAAAAATGACTCATATTTATCTATATATTAATTCGTTTTCAATTCTAGAATTTACTTGGTTCGGTTACACCAGTTATCGGTAGATTTCCAATAACCAGCTAACCATATTTCTTTTGGTGTCGCATTAGGGTGCTCACTGAGCCATTCCTCTGCCATTTTACTTACGTCTGCCATAATTACTTTCTCAAAGAATCACCTGTAAAAGGAACTGCTTTTGTTGTTGCTATCAGTCTATCCACAACTCTATCTCCATATCTCTCAGTAAGCTCGTCAATACTGAGGTTTGTGGTAAGGATAAGCAATTTTCCCTTCTTCTCAGCATCGTCACAAAGTTCAGCAAATGGCATACGCTTGTTGCCATAAGAGTTAAGATTATCCTCTGTACCAATATCATCGACATAAATAATATGAAGTTTGAGAATTTCATCAATCTTTTTGTTCAACTCTTGTGCGCTAAAGATGTTTACCACCTTTTTATGTACATCTTTAATAAGAAGAGGAAGGATATACATTCCGATTACCGACTTACCTAATCCGCAACCGCCGAACATCAATAACCCTTTTCCTTTGTTGTCTGTCATCCAATCAACAATAGGGCGGTAATTGTGTTCGTTCCATTCTGCATTGCATCCAGACTTCATATTGACTACATATTGCAAGCCTCCACGCAAACGTTTCTCTGCATTAGGAATGCTTATTTGTACTCTGTCAATTTCTTGCGGATAACCAGTATCTCGCATCTGAGATATAAGGTTCTTGAAATATTCGCCATCTATTTGTTCCATCTATCTAGTCCTTTTGTGTAATCTTTATTTTTACTATTCTGTAAATTCATACCAACAGGAAGATTGTTGGCTTTCTTATAATGATATTTGTTGTTATTGTTCCACGTAACCAATCTGCTTGCAATTTGAAATACTTTCTCCATTTCAAACCGCATTTTTTTTCCACCATTATTCATTTCCGTCCAGTACCGATAGAAATCATTCAGCATATCCTTTCCGTACTCTTCGAGGTAAGGTTTCAAACTTTCTGCGAAATCTTTCTTTCGCTCCTCGATAGTTTTTTGTGTGTTAGCAAGTGTGTTACTTGATGTGTTAGCAGCACGTTTCCTACCTTTGTAACTTTTTATATCACAAATAGTTATTACGCTACCTTGGTGTGTTACTTGGTGTGTTAGTATGTGTGTTATATACCAATGTTTAAGCAACGTTCTTACGGTTTGCACTCCAATACATAGTTCACTCGAAATCTTGCGGATGCTAACAATCAATGTTCCGTTATCGTCTGCATTTGCTAGAAGATAAACAAACAAGTTTACGGCATTTGTCCTATCAAGTTTCATTAAATCACAATATTGTTCTTTGCTAATCTTAAAAGAATCCATTGTATTTAAAATTGTATGTTACACAATACTACTGCAAGTATTGCTCGTTTTTCTGAATATCATGCTGAATATGCAGTAGCGCGATATATTCATCAGAATCAGGAAAATCAAATCCAGCCTCTTCTTTTGCATACGATTTGAAATCAGAAATTGATTTGCTCATTTCGTCTTTCGTAAGGTCAGCAGAAGAACGAAGATACTTATAGCATTCTCCTGTGAATTTATCAATCCCTTCTCTGAGGAAAATATCTTTGTTCACTACTAGCTTATAGAAATGTGTTTTAACTTCGTCTAGAGTGTAGCCGTATTGAAGCGCAAAGGCAGATAGAAGTAAATGAAGGTAGGCATTCTGATTTAAGGAACGCCCACGCTTCTCTTTCAGTTCTACCATAGCACCTTTGGTTTCCAACTCGGTTACTTTTGCTCTAAACTTTTCTAGCTCAAACACATTTTTTAGATTGAACCACATAAGCGTTGAATGCTCGTTTGATTAACTCTACGCTAGAAGGGCAAGTCATCAGAAGACTGCGCATCAGAAGATGGAGCAGCAGATTGCGGTTGCTGCGGCTGTGCAGGTGGAAACAGACTTTGCTGATTCGTCGGGTTTGCCACGCCAGCAGCATTAGCAGAACTTGCCATAGCTTGTTGTGCCGCTTGTGCGCCAGACTGAACATTGCCACTAAAACCGCCACCTTGTACAGTAGCTTGCTGTTCCTGACGAACAACGTTCCAAGCACGAATCTGATTAAAATATCTGCCTTGATATTCATGCGCATCAATATCAAAGCTAACGTTAATAACCTCACCGAACTGAATGCCAAAATTCGCAATTCTATCAGCTCCAAAAACATCAAAAGCCATCTTCTTAGGATATTGCTCTTGTGTTTCTATTACATAGGTCTGAGACTTCCACTCGCCTCTTGCAGATACGCCGCTTCTTTCAGGTAAAACGGCAATAACTTTTCCTTGAATTTCCATTATTTTTTATTTAAAGAATTCTGTAAAACCAAATCAGCCAACTCGTCAAAGTAGGCAACATCCTTGATAGCGGAATCTTGCTCACCAGTAACCTTTGATGCTATAGAACCTTTCTTCATAATCAAGCTATAAAGATAACTGTCAATAGTATCAATTCCCATCAGAATCCACGATGTAACAGCATTCTTCTGTCCGTTACGATAAGCACGGCATTCACACTGAGATAAGTCTGCCATCGTCCAAGGTAGCTCTGTGAATACGACATTCGATGAAGCCGTAAGAGTTAATCCTACACCAGCAGCCTTAATGGAACAGATGATTATTCTCTTTTTCTTAGCTTGAAAAGAATCAATAGCCCATTGTTTTTGCTGCTGATTATCAGAGCCAGTAACGGAACATACCTCACTAGGAAACTCCTTTTTGATTGCATCAACAACATCACGATGTTCTGCAAACACAATTATCTGTTCTTCCGTATCATGTAGGAACTCGATTGTTGCTTTCATCTTTCCCTTTCCAGATATAGAACGAAGATTCATAAATTTAACTAATGCCTTCATTCGTAGCTTTTTTCTAGCTTCATCCTCAGAGCAATTCTTATATTCAAGAAGGAATGTAAGCAAGTCTTTTTGACAAGTATCATACTCTTCTTGTGTTTCAGAATCAAGAGCAACACTAATTGTTGTTCTTGTTAGTTCAGGCAAATCTTTGAGCACATCTTTCTTTTCTCTGCGAAAGTAACATGTTTCGTGAATCTTTTGATTAAGCTCTTCGAGATTCTCGTTTTCTCCATATCTATTACAGAACTCGCCATATCCGCCAAATTCATCAATTCTACCAAGAATAGCCAACTGACAAGCCATATCAGTAGCATGGTTAACCACAGGTGTACCAGTCAGCTCGTAGATATATTCCTTGCCTTGGCAAATACCCATTATTATTTTTGACTGCCTTGTCGTTGGGTCTTTAACTCTTGCAGACTCATCAATAATGACCGATTTCAAAATATCGACCTCATTCCTAAAAATGAAATTTTTAAGCTTTAACGGCTTTTCTCCGAGTGATACAACGAAATATTTAGCAAGAGACTCGTAATTGCATATAACCACATCATACAAATCCATCTTAGTAAGATGATAGCCGTATGTTGCGTTTACAGAATCCGTAAGGATAAGCGGACGAAGATTTGTGAATCTCTTGATTTCACGTTCCCAATTGACTTTGAGGGCAGCAGGGCAAATAACCAAGCAAGGAGTCGCTTTTGCACGTTCAATGGCAACAATAGACTGAATCGTTTTGCCTGTTCCCATGTCATCCCCATTTATGCAACGCTTCATAGCGAGTTCCATGCGTACTCCCTCTTCTTGATAATCGTATAATTTCGGTTTATCTGACATAATAATAATTATAATAAACACCACATTCTGAAAGCCCATTCAAGAGCCTTCTCTCTACCACGCAAATACAACTCGTCACCACGTTCAATCTTTTTATAGAATACTTTCTTTTTAGTCTTAGAGACCGCAAAGATAAAGTCTTGATTTCCGTATCTAGGGTCAATGCTGTGCGTCAAGTCCATATACCATGCACGGCTTCTATCCCAGTCCACGAAATCAATCTGCGCTTCAAATTGTTCTTGTGACGTAGCAGCGGTAGTCTTCAAGTCTCCGCCAAACTCGCCAAGCCACCAGTCGAACTTGCATCGTACAGGCAGTTCAAACTCGAAACCTTGATATTCCATCTTCATGTGTGGATTTATGAATGTTTTCTGACCGACCGCATTTTTCAAAACAAAATCAAGAAATCTGTCCTTTGTTGCTTGTTTCTTTAATACCGCAAGTCTGTCTAATCCCCATTTCCAATCCCTCTCTGTATATTTCTCATCATCAACCGTCATAGCGTAATGATTACACTTTTCTGGTTCAGTAACGAGAGCATCAACGAGAGTGCCAAGATGGAATGCCTTTTTCTTGTCTGATTCCTTAACGAAGTTAAGTTGTGGGTTAAGAGCGAACTTCAATGCGGTGAGGTCTGAGTTGGAAACCTCACCACGTGAATAATAAGGGTCAAACGGTTGCTCTGCCATATTACTTAGCTGTTACTTCATCCTCATATTTAATATAAGGAGAAACGATATACTCTTCCTCATTGTTAGCATGTTTCTCGCAAGCCTTGCGCATAAACTCCAACCTAGAAGCAAGTTTGTCAGGCGACATAGAAGAGCCTTCAATCGTCCACCACTGCTGAATAATATCGAGCCAAGCGTTTTTGTCAGTAACGATAAGACGTTTTGTGACCTTTATTTTCTGCTTACTTGTGTTGTCAACAGAAGTCTGAGCGAAGAGCGATTGGGCTTGTGCAGTAGCATGTTGTGCAGCGTTTTCAGCATCACGTTTCTCTTGCTCTGCTGCAAGCTTGCGTTGTTGCTCTTCCTTGGCGGCTTCATCAGCTTTACGGATAGCTTCTTCCTTAGCCTTACGTTCAGCTTCAGCAGCTTTCAGTTCTGCCTCCTTGCGCTTGCGTTCTTCTTCGGCAGCTTTCAGTTCTGCCTCTTTGCGCTTGCGTTCCTCCTCGGCAGCTTTCAGCTCTGCCTCTTTGCGCTTGCGTTCCTCCTCATCTTTGATGCGTTGGATTTCCTCTTGCTTTTTGCGCTCTTCCTCGGCAGCCTTACGTGCTTCCTCTTCCTTACGTTTGCGCTCTTCCTCAGCCTTTCGGGCTTCTTCTTCCTTACGTTTGCGCTCTTCCTCAGCCTTCTTGATTTCAAGAAGTTCAGCAATCTTAGAATCAAACTTCATGAGGAGTTCATCACGTGTTGTAGTGACAGTCTGCTTATAAGACGCAAGCAATGATGCGGAAATTTCCTTGTATGCGCCGTTCATAATATCCTTTGCGTCATTCTCTTCAATTTCAGAAGAGTATGAAGGCTTGTTATTAACGAACAGATGTCCGAGGTCAAGAACATCAGAGCACTCTGTAATGCGTTTCTTAACTTCGTCCTTGTTATCAAGTGTGAGAAGAGAGAACGTATTATTAAGTGAGTTGATAGCAGCAGAAGAATGCTCAGTAAGAAGATTGTTGAGCGTATCAATAGTATCAGTCTTCAACTTAATCTTAGCCTCCTTAATGCGCTCTTGCCGCAAGCGTTCTTGCTCTGCTTTCCTCTGCTGTTCTAGCTTGTAGGCAGCATACTCATTGCGCTTCTCCTGAATCTTATAGACAACAGAATCGGTGTTCTTGATAGAGATAAGGTTCTCCATCATAGTAAAACCCTTACGGACAATATCGAACACTTGGGTAACACCCTTACGTTTCTCCGTCATTGCTTTCTCTGTCAGTTTAGCTTTCTTGATAAACTCAGCAGCTTTCTCATCAAGTGCATCGTTCATGCCAGACACACCAATATCAAATAACAGAGATTCACCTGCTCGCACACATGCCTCATAAGACTTTCTGTTAGCTTGCACCGCATTCTCCGTATCAGATTTGAGCGTTGCAATCTGTCTTGTAATGTTGTTGGCTTGTTGTTGTACCAACTGCAATTCTGTATTTTCAGCCATACTTTATAAATTAAAATGGAGAATCATCGTCAACCTTTGCCTTAACACCATTTTTCTGTGTCTCAGTTTGTGAAGCACCAAATGCTTCTTGTTGTTGTGGCTGTTGAGGTTGATTATCAACATCAGCTTGCAACATACCGCCAAGACCGACAGGTAACTTAGGATAAGTCTTAAACGCATGTTTACAAGTCTTAGAGATAAGGAATCCTGTATCAATATCCTTGAAGTACATTTTGCCATCATTACCAGTATAACTACCTCCATATAGAGCGTTAGCCTTGTGGTCTTGACCGCCAAATTTAGCAGAATATTCACGCAATCTGTCGATACCTTCACGGTCAAGAACGAAGTAATCGTATGAGTTATTTGGAAGAATAATCTTTACGTAACAAGCAACGATACGTGAATTTGCTGGTCGTGGATAGGTCTTCACATAATCAACAAATTTATGACCGTCACGCTCGCCGAAGCGGAAATCATCGCAATCATATACCACTACAGGGTTGTTACAACGAAGAATCTGTCCAGCCCTTTGACGAAGAAGAATCTCACCATATCCTGTATATGTAATCTTAGCAGTATAAGTTGATTGTCGGGTATTCTTGTCGTAGTTGCTATAACCCATAAGGTAACAGAGTGTTGTAGTTCCCTTTTCTAGAGACAATCCATTAATCGCTAAATTCATAAAGGCATCGTGAATATTCAACGATGTTGCTTTTTCGAGATACCCCTTAAATGAGCCGTTGAGAAGCTCATTATTAAACAGAGCTTTCTGTTCTTCAAAGAACACTTCTCCACCCTCTCCGAACTTCTGATTGTACACCTCAATAAACTTATCTCTTGCCAAGTCGCAAATCTGATTATGAGGCGTTTTATTTAACTGTTCTATATCCATTTGTATAGATTTTAAAATTAATGTACTCTATCAATATAACTAAAGTACGTCTCCACCATTACCGAACCAGTAGTTGTAGGTCTTTCGTAATAATGTGGAATCGTACCTAACTTTCTGCCATCACCATCTTGGTAATTCAGAAAAATAGCTCTAGCCGCCACTTCTCTTGACTTGTTTGCAGTAAGTTCCATCAAGCAAGCGTGCAACTCGCGTTGATGGATTACTGCATTAGCCATTCTTGGCGGCATAGATGCTATAAGTTTGTCGATTCTACTCATTCTTTTCCTCTTTGTTTTCGGAAGATGGAGCATGATGTTCGAAGACATCGAAGACCTTAGTTTCGTTAAGACCTACGATGTCGTAATCAATCATAGTCTTGCCCATCACCTCATCAACGTATCGAAGAGCACGTGCCAACGATTTAGCCTGAACCAAGTAAGTTACGTTAGAACGTCTCTCTTTCTCACTCTTCTCATCAACAGTGATAAACTGGAGTTTTGCCTTGTACCACTTATCATCATCATCCAAGTCAGAGAAGAAAATCTCGCCATAGTTGGTTCTCTTTGCGCTTGTAACGGCAGAATCACCACTAATATAGCAACTCATTTCATCAATGATAGATGTTTCTGCCTCGGTGCAAGAAAGTGCATCAACAACATAAAGTTCGTTGACTACTTTTTCAGAGCCATCCTCCATTGTTTTTTGGTACTTGATTCTAGTCTCATACCAAGAAGCTGTTCTTGCTCTCATTACTCACCATCCTTTCCTTCTTCTACCAAAGACGCAAGCTTATCGAATAAGTCCTTGGCAACCTCGCCTTTGATTTCGATGCACTTTACGTTGCTATCACCATCACCGTCACCTTCGCCATTGTGAAGTGTTTCATTCTCGCTCTCCAGGCGTTTGCGAAGAGCCAAATTCTCGTTGTTGTGCAACAACTGGTCGAGAATCAGTACACAGTTTGTCTTCTCAATTTCTTTGTCATTGCGAACAACCTCATCAGTACCATTGATGATTTTCACCAATTCATCGTACTCTTCCTTTGTCTCACAGTTACGTGCGACACAACCGATAACCTTAAAGCGGTCAATCTCAAAAACCAACTTAATTTTATCTTTTGCCATAATAGCTAAATATTTAATTAAACAATAATAATCTTTCTCTTTCTACTCTTTTCTTTTTGCATCGCTTTACGCTAGCCTTGCAAAGTTCAGTATTATCTCTGTAATAATCTCTTTGCTTTTGCAGTCTTTCTTCACGATTTCTCATATATCTTTCGTGGTCGAGCTGGCTGCGCCTTGATTCGCTTCTCATTTTGCTAATCTTCTTTATCCAAACCTAGCATCATTGATATTGCGCCAACAACTGCGAACATAAGAGCGGTTGCAGCAAACGCAAATAAAATTATACTCATACCGATTATTTATCCATTAACTTTTTGAGTATTTCTTCTTTTTGTTCTCTAGCACCTGTGATATATGCAGTTACAGCAAAGTCTTTGAAAAGCTGACATAGTTCAGCTTCCTTGCCAACAAGTTCTTCGCCTATTCCTGATTTTTCAACAAAATCGTATGCTCGCTTTACGACATCTTCAGGAATGCCGCTTGCAATCAATTTCTTTCTATACTCGCTAATCATAATTCAAAATATTTGATAGCTTTCTTGCCGCATACTGTCTTGCTTGCGAAGTTGATTATCTCAGCAGCAACTACAAGAACAAGCATAACAACAAGATAGCATATATAATACATACCTTTCATTATCCAAAAGTTTTTTTAATCTTTTCTATCTTTTCAGAATTTAATCTACGATAACAATCGAAGTAACCAGTTACATATATGGAGAATAGATTCAAAGCTCTCATATTAAAGTAACCATCGTCACAAAAATCCAATATCTTACAAACTAACGCCCAAGGCTCATTTGGGTCTAATCCCATAATTTTCATACGCTCAAAATCGCCTTTTGTCAATGGGTCTTTCTTTAATTCTTCAATCGTTAATCTCGCCATTATTCACCTCCAATACTTTGAAAAAATGAGCCTCGGCAGTTGGCAAAATTTAAGTGATGAATCCTACAAGGATTGTATTGACTATTTCCCGATGGTCGGTCGGAACTGCCTTGGCTCGTTAAACATTGACCTATTCTAAAGACATCTAAAGTACCGATGATAGCCACAAAATTTCAAGAGTGCTACTATTTCTAGAAGTGTCGTACCATTATCGTTCTTGCCCAAGGAACACTATCATCGGTTGGGCTTGGTTATGAAAGAAAAAAAATAATCGGTGCAGTGCTCAGACTATTACATAGTGAACATCACGCAAGTTCCACCACACCGATTCACGTGAATTGCATATATAAGGGCAAATGAAAAATTACATATCGAACAATGTAGGTGCATTTGTATCAGCTTCGGCAGCTTTGCAATTCTTTACAGCTTCATTAAAGTAACTATCCTTTAATTCAAAGCCGACACCAAAGCGACCCATCTTAATTGACTGATAAACCTCAGAGCCAATTCCAAGGAATGGTGTAAGAACCTTATCACCCTTGTTACTCCAAAGAGTTATTGCTCGCTCGATTGTTTCCAATTGAAGAGGACAGATATGCTTCTCGTCATTCTCGTCACGCCCCTTAATACCATTAAGTGTTTTAGAGTAATCAATATCCATCCACACTGGCGAGGCGTACTTTTGCCAAGTATCAACAGATATATCACAATGAACTGGGTGTTCATGCTCGCCTTCCTTACGGAATACCATAAGATAGTCAGGGATGCCGACACGACTCATAGCCGCATCTTTCTTTACTTGCTTATGGAGAAGACCGAGTGCCTTTGTTCTCTGCATTTCGGTTACAGGATTCTTCCAAATCGTTACTCTTGAATGATAAATGAAACCTACTTCTTGGAATGCTTCAAGAATCATACCAGAGAAGTCACGAAGCCCAATATATCCTTCCTTACCTTTTTGGATAGGCAAGTCCATGCAATGAACAGCAACGTTACGACCGCTCCAAAGAACTCTGTATAGTTCTTTAACAAGATATTTGAAGGCAGTAAAAAACTCCTTATAGTTCTTTGAATTACCCATATCCTCTAACTTATCGGAATATGTGTAAAGTTCCGCAAATGGTGGAGAGAAAATAGAGAAACCTATACTCTCATCGGGAACATTCTGAATGAGCTGCACACAATCACCTAGGCGAATGTCACAGTTTTTTGATTGATACTTATTATCAACTTCCATCTTCTTTAACTTTATCTGATTATTGATGTTACGACACATAGCCTCGGTCATAGACTTCTGCATTTCGAGGAATTGCTTTTGCTTTTCCTCGAATGATGATTTCACGTTCTGCATCGTATCAAGAGTAATGATGTGGATATTCACCTCATCTTTCTGACCGAAGCGATATGAACGTCTGATACCTTGATAGGTAGCCTCAAATGAGAAATCAAGTGAAGCAAACATCTGATTACGGCAGTTCTGATAGTTAAGACCGAATGATGCAATCTTCAACTTAGTAACAAGCACTCTAAACTCGTTGTTAGCAAATCCGAGCAACTTATCTTTCTTGTATTGCTTGCTATCACTACCTTTAATCTCAACTGCATCGGGAATCAGTTCACGAAGAACCTTACCTTCCTCATCTTGCCCAATCCAGATAATCCAATTCTCAGAAGAAGCATTAACAATCTCAGCAACTCTTTCAAGACGTTGCTTGATAGTTCTTCTAAGCTCTTTATGGAAATCCGTTGCAGACACAGTCATATCATTAAAGAGAGCACCGTTATCTTTCTTTTCGGTAACGATGTAATCTTCAATAACATTCATCGGTGGAAGGATATATCCATCATCGCTAAAACCAATATCAGATGGTTTACTGAGCATGACTGCCCAAGTAGAAACGAAATCCCAGAAGTCTTGTTGTGCATGACCTTTCAGCCTCCAATCAGATGTAGAACCGCCATCATGTACAAAATACATCGCAAGCATTTCGTTTCTTGTCATAATATTCAAGAACTCTGCATGATTACAAAGCTCGGTAGTATCGTTTGGAGAAGGAGTTGCGGTACAACACAACTTATAAGGTGTATTTTTGAAATCCTCAATAAGAGCGGTTCTAGTCTTTCCTGCAAAGTTCTTCAATATTGAACTCTCATCAAGAACGACCCCCCCAAACAGATAAGCATCAATGTTATCCATATTATCATAGTTGGTAATATAGATACCAGCATCCAAGTCCTGGTCGAATGTCGTAAGAGCAATCTCAGTTACTTTGTACCCGAAATGAACTCCTTCTTTGATTGTCTGACCTATAACACCCAATGGTGCAAGAATAAGAACAGGCTTATTAATGTGATTTACCACTTGTTGTGCCCACTCTAATTGCTGAACGGTATTGTGAGTTACAATAAAGTCGCGAGTTAGATACAAGTGAGAACTATCTTCAACATAGATACAACGTTGTTTCTCTTGTCCTTCTTTCTCAATATTGACAATATTCTTTAGCTTTCTACAATTCTTGTAAAGATAAACACGGAAATTAGGAAAACGTTCTCCATTCTTATTATAGTAAGACATACGTTTTTTCACCCTAACCATGTAACCTAATGAACGAGCAAGAAAAGAAACGTCATTCATAAGTCTTTCGGATGCAGTACTATATTCAATAACGCTTCCACCCTTAACCAAGTGTCCATCAGTATCTATCAAACCTTGCAGTAATTCTTCCCTACTCTCTACTGACGCATAAAGATAGTTAGAAGGAATAAACTTGTCGATAGACTTGTGCCCCATCAAGTTTAGTTTTTCCAACTCTTTTTGCGTCCAACTAGTCTTATTTGTTACCTCGTTATGTACGGAATAAGACATTCCGTCTTTGTAAAAATCAGAAACAACATCGCCATGAAGGTCTAACGTAAGTAATTTATCATGGATTGACTTGTTCGGTTTTGAGATTTTTACACCTCTTTGAGAGATACTTCCATCACCGAGTATAACACCAAGAAGATAAGGATGAATTGTGATATTTTCAGCAATATCCCAAGATACTTTTCCGTTCACAGGAATGGAATATTTATAAACATTACGTGGTTTATTAGGGTATCTTTTATCATCGTTTCTGACCCCAATATAATCAGCCATAATGTCTTTCAATTCCATTGTGCGATAGTCATTATTTCTAGAACAATCATTTAAGGTTCTAACATTCCATAAATGATTTAATCCGCATCTTGCGTATGTTCCATCGCTAAAAGACACCTTATATACATCTTTAGCACCTTGCTCATATATGTTTGTGATTTTAGTTTTATTTCCATTTGCGGAAATAACATAATCACCAACTTTCAGACTTCCCATTTCAACAAAACCAGTAGGTGTTAGTACAGGTTCTGAATAAGGCTGCTCTTTACCCAATCCACAGTCCTCAAACATAGCGAAGCGACCAACTTTCAATGCTCGTTTAACGCAATACTTTTGAAATGGAAATAGTTGAGGATTCAAATCGCTATCCTCAACATCAAAACCGCTTTCTTGAACGGCAGTCTGTTTCTCAGAAAGGAATTTCAGATAACCGTCTAATTCTTTTGTATTCATATAATTAAACTGTTTTTAAAAGGATGCTTCGTTTCCTAGGTTTCAAAAGACACACCTTCTGCCAAACTTACGAGAGGTTTTATTTCCTCTTGGTGCGTTTTCGATTCATACTCTTGCCCAATGAGCAACTCCACATCCTATTCTACGACAACCTAAGTCAGCGTAGGGGCGGTTTACATAACTAACTATAAATTTTAAATAAATTATGAATGAAATTAAATCTCACAATAACTATTTCCGTCAGGTGGGTAGTCGATTATCTTCCAATCATCCTTCTTTAGATGTATTGCTTCACGAAAAACCACAAACGGCTCACCATTATGACGTTTCTTGTTGTGTTCGACAATCTTACTGATACACCCCTTGGCAGTTATTCTGAACTCCCTGAGAGAATGGGTGTACTTAGATTTCACATCACATACAATCAATTTTCCGTCTTCCCAAAATATGAAGTCTGGTTTATAGCTATGACCGCTAACCATCAGTCTTTTGTCATACCGAACCTTTGTTTTGAGTTGTTTCGGCACAAACATATAAAGGGATTTGAATATACTGAGTTTCACTTGTCTATGAATACAAGAAACTCGTTTATCAGCAAAAAGAATTTGGTGATACAGATATTCTTCTTTACTATCGTACTCAGTACCATCTTTCGATGTGTACTTGTGTTGAACAACCCTAGCAGCAGCCATAGCTAATATTCTTTAGAAAAGTTGCTCGGATTCCAAACTAGTTGTTGGTAAGCAGCATCACCGAACTTCTGCCATTCTCCTGTCGCAAATTCAACAAGCCAATCATTTGTATGAGCAATCAGACAACCTCTAGTCTTGTTGTCTTTGAACTGACAAGTAATTGACTTGCCATCTTCACCGACATCAACAGACTGCAAGCATTTCAGACCTTGCAGCGTTTTCAAGTGGTCTCTGTGAACCTTTATACTATATATAATCTTCATGTTCTTTTCGCTTAAAAACCTTGGCGGCAGACTAACTTAATAATCTGACCGCCAAGGAAAAATAGCCTAATTTTAAAATTTAATCATTTCTATATGACAAAGTAAAAAACGCGCCCTTAGATGGAATCGAACCATCTTCTCTACGATACTGGTCGGAGCTTTAAATCTGCGTATGTAGCGCATGCCTACATGCTTTAAGGGCAAAACTCAACGACTTATCACAAGCGGTTGAGAAAAAACAAATTATTTAAGTAAACAAAATACTTAAAAAGTTATAATAAATAAAGCACTACTACTTTCACAAGCAGAAGCACATAGATGAAAAAAATACTTTTTACCCAATAGGTGTGTAGTTCTAGACTGAATCGAACAATCTCTAAGAGAACCAAAATCTCTTGTAATACCGTTACACCATAGAACCAAAAACCTCGCCACCCTTGCGAATAGCGAGGTAAAACATTATAAAACATTTAGAACTTTGAAGTCTAAAAGAATCATCCGATTCTCACGAACCAGATGAATTTGAATCTTTAACTAATAACCAAAAATGCCTAAAATAGAATTTCCACAATAAATTTGTGTATCAATATCTGAACCTTAAATTAACAAATTTTGTTGCAAGTATTGGATTCGAACCAATGACCTCTAGGACATGAACCTAGCGAGCTGCCAACTGCTCCAACTTGCGATTTGTGCAGCCTATCTTCACAAACAAGCTGCATTTTCCTAATTTTAAATTCAATAAATGCTTAAAATAAAGTAAACAACATCTTTATATCTTCACAGACAAGAAAGATACTAGAAACATGAGAGTCTGAATATTCAATTCAGTCTTCAGAAAATTGTTGGAGATATTGCCGGACTCGAACCAACATTTCCATACGATAAGAACGGTATCTTCTAGTTGTATGGTGTGCTTCCGTTTACACCAAGTATCTCTTTGTTGTTATTTAATTAAAGTATTGAGAAGTAATCTCTACTTTAAAATAGTGTTTAAGTCTCATTCTTTGACTCAACTCTATTCAGAGTTGGCTAGACTGTTATCTTTGTAATCGTCATTACCCTTTGCTTTCCACGACAATTCTTCTCGCTTGGCTGGATGCCAATATCATTTCCGTGGTAGTTCATCGGTGATAATTTCATCAATAACAGAATTACTAGTCTTACGTATATCGCATACCCTTTCGTAATATCACCGCGTGCCAGTGCCGCTCCTTTACTACATTCTTATATGCGCATACTATTCTGTGCATTTTATCAATATGTCAAAGAACTCTTCTCTAGCTTTCAGTTTCATCACTTGTAGTGATAATCTGATTCTAAAAGAATTGCGGTTTCAGCAGGATTCGAACCTACGACCTATCGGTTAACAGCCGACCGCTCTAACCACCTGAGCTATGAAACCTTATTGGACGAGCATGAGCAAACGTATTGAAAAATCAACTACTCGTCCATCCACCTCGCTTGGTGGGGTATGAAACAAAACTTCATTAATACACACGATGGCTTTCAAGCAGATTATCTATATCGCTTGCGAGGAAGAATGCAGAATGACCTATCATGCAGTGTGGTAGCTTTCCGCTCTTTCTCAACTCAACTATGAACGACTTTCCCATACCTATGTATGATGCAGCTTCATCAGTTGATAGCCATTTCTTAGCAATCTTTTCGACCACTACTTTCTTCTTCGGTGTCATAGGCTAATCCTCCTGTTTTCGCTCAATCAAAGGAAAAACATCGTGTTCCTTTAATTCGTCATACAAGAAAAGCCTACCTTTTTGTGTCCACTTAGTGTGCATCACCGAACCAGCAGAACCATTTCTGTGCGTTATCGCAATCGTATCTGACTGAACGTATCCATAAGGAAGGAATTTAGCGTACAATATCCATTGACCACCAACTTTGTGCTGGATGCCGAAATTCCTTAGAAGAACATTGAACGCCTTTGCGGAATATCCGTAGTCCTGTGCAATTTGAGTTGTTGCCACCGTTTCCTTACTTGCAAGAATCATATCAACGTAAGTAACCTTTGGTTTCATTTCTGCTATCGCTCCGCTCAACTCAACAATCTCTTTTGAGTTTGCTTCAAGCTGTTTTTGTTGCTCCTCAATTTGTTGCTGTTGCTTTGCAGCTAACATAAGAGCTTCGGCAAACGATTGAGGAACCTGATACTGTTCTCGTTCTTTTATCTCCAGTTCTTCCCAACGATTGATTATTTTCTCTCGAAGAAGTGCATCGTAACCGCTTGCGAGTATTAAGCAACCTTTTTTGGTAAGACTGTAACATCTTTGTTGTCTGTTCGATTTATCAGTGTAAGAGGTCAGTCCAAAATTGGACGCATCTACACCTTGCGCTAACAAACTATCAATATCACGTAAAACGTGTTGATGCTGTTTCCCTGTAACCGTTGCTATTTCGAGCGATGTCATTGTTTCTTTCTTGATAATCTCTTCCATTTCAACCTCCTATGCATTATTAATTTATTAACTATGTCTCAACTCGCTTTCTACACTTCACATTCTCGCCGATGATAATATCTCTTGAATGTGGGTCTGTTAGACCGATTGTAATCGTATTGCTTTCCGAATTAATAAATGTATAGTACACATTTCCATCGGTTCTTGGATAGGCACGTTTTACATAAGTTACCATACCCTTTGCAGCAACACAAGCGAGATAGTTCGGTAATTCAACTTCTAGTTTTCCACCAACGCTGATATTTCTAACATCCTTGGCGGTTATTCTTTCCGCTTTCATATCTAAAACTTTTCTAACTCGTTTACATTTTATTAACTTAAAAAACTTGGTAAAATCGTGTAAGACACGTATCTTTGCGGTGTGATATAGTCAGATAGTGTTTACACTATTTCTACCTAGCTTTTGTTTTTCAGTTGTTCTAACTGATTGACGTTTGCAAAGGTACAACAAAATTCCGAAATGACCAAGACATTTCGTGTCAAATCGTGTCATTTTAAATGTTATTAACAGATATACGGTGTTTTACCCTATAAAATTAAGATTATGAAAGATTTAGAACTAATAAATCGTGTCAAGCAGCTAATGGAACGTGACGCAGACAACCCAAACTCCTTTGCAAGAAAGGTTGATATTGACCCTGCTAATTTCAGAAGAAAATTAAGTGGAGAGAGGTCAATCACAAGAAAGGATATATTAAAGATGTGTAAGACGCTCGGTGTTAGTCGTGAATGGCTAGAAGAGGGAAAGGGCAATATTTACGTCAAGGAGGCATATAGTATTGGCGGTGATATAAATATAGGCTCTTCCGTAGAGAAGGCTGTACGTGACGCAATGAATGCACCAGCGGAATCCGCATTTAGTAAGGTATCAAATATGTTATCTGCTGGCGATGTTGAGGTTCTCAGACGAGAAAATGCACTACTTCGTGAACAGATTGCAAAGAAGGATGAGCAAATCAAGCAGCTAATGGATTTGCTTGCAAAGAAGTAAGAATGCAAGCAATACGCAAGCGAGTATATAATAAAACAACCACAACATTATAAAAATCAAAAAGTTATGGCTGATACAGACAAGAAGATCATCCTCTTAATTACATAAAAGATATTCTGACTGATTATCAGTAAGTTATAAATATACGCTTATTATATTGCTAGCGAAAATATCCCTAAAAGCCCCGTAAAACGGATAAAAACTAGGCGTTTTTGCAAGCAATATGCAAGCATAAAGAAGAAATGAGTTATGAAAGTATATATTGATAACAGAGATTTTAAGGTGTACTTATCTGTCACGCATAAGTACAAGAGGTTCTATCTGTCAACTGGATTACAGACAACAGAGAAGTTTGACGGAATGGTTTTTCCTCGCTCCGACAAGTCAGCAAAGTCTAAGACCAACAGACTTGCACAGATATATAAGATGTGTGATGATTACATCAACGAGCATAGCAATGAAGGCGTTGACGAACTCAAAGAACATCTTAAAGAATTGATTGTTGGCAAGAAAAGGAACAGAAACACCATTATTAGCACAATAGAGAAGTTTATCGGCACAAAGGATAAGGCTGGCACTATTGCCGCCTACAAACATCTTATAACGGATATTTCCGTATATGATGAGAATGCAACACTTGATGGAATAGATTTCTCATGGGTAGAAGGGTTCTATAAGCATGAGGAAGAAAAAGGCAGATGCAACAATGGTATCATTGGAGATATTGATAAACTGAAGTCAGTCTTTAATTGGGCAAGAAGAAAGAAGCTCACTACTAATTATCCATTTGAGAGGGCAGCTTTCAAGAAAGATAAAACACGCAAGAGAAATCTATCTGTAGAGCAGTTACGAGCAATACGAGATATTAAACTCGATGCCCACGATAGTATATACAGAGATTTCTTTATGCTTGGTTTCTATCTGATAGGTATGAACTTGTCGGATATTCTCGACCTTACCAAGGAAGACTATAAGGACGGACGCATATCATTCTTCCGTAATAAGACGAATAGATTGTACGATATTAGGGTAGAACCAGAGGCTAAAGAGATTATCGACAGATACAAAAATAATAGCAGCAGCAACGAATTATTCTCATTTATGAGGATTACTAATTCGGCAGGGTATGCTCAGTTCACGACTAAGTGTAATCATTGTCTTCGTTCTTTAGGAAGAAAGATATATGACGGAAGACGATACGACCGAACAAATGATGCGATTGAGCCAGACTTGACAAGCTATTGGAATCGCCATACGTGGGCAACGTTTGCCGCAAAGATAGAAATACCTATGGAGATTATCGGAAGGGCATTAGGACACTCTATTTGGGATAATTCGATAACTGGCGTTTATGTAGAGTACGATACATCGAAGATTGATAAAGCGAACAGAAAAGTTATTGATTATCTGAATGCTGATTTAGAGTGTAATAAAGACTACAAATAAAACTCAAATATTGTTTTGAGTTTTCTAAAAGGGAAAATAAAAAAGGGAGGCTGTTAACCTCCCTTTCTTGCTATTGGTTCGATAGAATAGTTTCTATCTTCTTACGATAGTCAACAGAGCCGTCAATGAATGCGTGCATAAACAGACAACTATCGCTTATTGGTACGCTGATAGGCTCGTTGATGAAGTCCTTTGTGACTTCTGAGTTATTCACCAATGCGGCAACAAGACGTTTCTTTTCGTAATTGAAACCTTGTGTAAATCCTGCGGCGAATGGTGTAAGCGAGTGAAAGAATGGTGTTTGTTCTTCACTCAGATTTTGCAGTCTCTGTTTCAGAGTCAGTTCCTTTGTCTTTTCCATCATTATTTTTCTTTTCAATTTCTTTCTCCATTGTATGCAAACGTTCAACCTCTTGTTCATAGATGTTGTCAATCGCATCAGAATACTTTAGGTATTGTGATAGGCTCTTCTTGCGCTGCATGAACTCAGCCTTATTCTTATACTTCATACCTTGTATTGCGGTCAGTCTGTGACGCTGCATTTCGAGGTGTAGCTCATCATAAGCCCATATTGTTGTCTGTACCGCTTTTTTCTCATTACTCTGTATTTCTTTTGAGAGATTAACAAGAGCTTTGTATCTTCTGTTTTCCTCGCTTATTACCAGTTTGAATATTCCCCAACTGAATGCGAAGGCAATCCATACTAATGCAATATTCAAATTGCCAGCGCAGGCGTTGCCTATGGCAAACGTAACACCCAATAACATTTCGGCATAGTAAACATCGAACCATCCGAAACACTTCTTAATCATTTTCTTCATATTTTTTGCTCATTAATTTGTTAAGACGCATATAAAAGTACTCATCAGATTCTCCTCTATTTTTGAATACTAAATGATTTTGCTCCATGAAATCAAGGATTATATAAATGCTTTTCTTTCCTAGATTTCTAATATTCTTTAAAGAATTAACATCAAGCTTTCTTAGTAAGTCGCCAACCGTATATACTTCACTATATCTAAATATGTTCATAATACGTACAGGGAAACCAAAATTGCCGATATTCTCAGATAAAATCTTTGGCGGAGTAGCAATATCACTAGTAGGTTTATCACCCTTCTCACGTCTGTAGGAATCAAAATCCATCTGCATATCCTTAATTTTTTTGTTCAGTCTTGCAACCTCAGATACTAAATGTTTGTTGGTAGAAATATGCTCGATAATCGTAATTTCGTTACGTGATAACTTATCGCATGTCTTTTCTACTATCTGACGAATCCTAGTAGGTGTAAGGTCGTACTCATCTGCTAGGTCTTCAAAAGTCTTACCTTTGATAATCCCTTTTAGAATTTGGGATTCACGATAACTAATATGCGGCGCAATATCTAGATAAGAAATGGCATCTATCGCCACAAATAACATACCTATTGCATTAGCTGATAATTGCCCCTTTGCTGTAGCAGCGTTTCTCGTTTCGGCAAGTTCTATATTAATAGCATTCTTGCGCTCTTTGAGTTCTTTGAGCTTATCATCTATCATCTTTTCGTTGACTGCAAGCATTTTGTACTTCTGAGCGTACTTCTCAATATCCTCGCTATTCACATACACGATACTATGGTCTTTATAACTACCAATCAGACCCTGCTCTATGTAGTTACTAATAGTCTGTCTTGATACTCCCAGTATCTCGGCAGCTTTTCTTCTTGTGATTCTATCCATATTACCAACTCAATTTGAATCTGCCAATCTCAGCTCTAGCTGCTGAATAACGTTGTCGATTGTCTTTCCCTTATAGTCAAGGGCAATTTCCTTCAATATTGCAATCTGAGCCGTAATTCTAATTCTATCCGCTGCTGTCATCATATTCAATATTATTTATTAAGATGCGGTGCTTGCAAAGTCGTAATGAACAACATAAACATAACCGCCATACATCTTTCCGTAAGTAACCTCTATGAAGTCAAAGATAATATCTCCACAATCCTTGTATGGAATCAAAGATTCAGTAGGGAACGCTTTGTATTTCGTATAATGACGGCTTACTTCTTGCGAAAGCAACTGCTTGAAAATATCCACTTCTCCATACTTCGAGAATACACCTTTGAACTCGTTTTCATTGTCTATAGCAACAACTACTCCAAGTTCTTTCTTGATACGTACACCATTACATTCCTCATCACTACCTACGGTTGATGTACAAAGAATCCCTTTTATTTCTTCCATATAATTACTTAAACTAAATTAGTAAACAAACCTGCCTTATATAGCAGAAAAATAAGTATTCCGTACCATAAAAGAGAAATCCAGAAGTTTACTTTTCCTTCTCTAGGTTCTCCATGTTTAACTAATGTTGCGCCAAGTTCCAACGCAAACAATAATAAAATAATAATTGTTGCTACCATATCAATTTCTTAAAATGTGAACACTAACAGCCTTGTTTACTGCATTAGGCTGCGACTCGTTAAAACTCTTGATAAAGTTACGTTCCATTTCCTCTGGAAACATAGCTTTTTTCGGTTTCGGCATTGATAGTGTGCCTACTACTTTATCCCCCCCTGTAAACGTTATTACGCACTTACGAGTGATTCTTTCTTCTCCAAACATATTCTCTAAATTTAAACGTTACTATTCATATCCAACAATATCATTTTCCCTAACTTGGTATGTTTCTTTGTCGAAATTCATTCTGACATCATACACTATTGATGGAACTCCTTTTTCATGCACTACGTTGTATATGCCTTTTATATTAATAATAGTGCAAGGTACATTTGCAAAACATGAATCATTCACTATCACTTTATCACCAACATGATAAATGGAATTTCTTACTGCATATTCTGTAGCAAGTTTATCCATTTCGTCTTGGTATGAGCGGCGTAGTGCTCTGCGACTGGCAGCAAAATCGTCTCTTGTCATTTTGCCTTTCTTTGATAGCGAATCATCAAAGAATTTTATTCCTTCTATAATCTTATCCATATTATTATTTTTTTCACTTAATTAATAATAGTATATAACACCTCTATACCCATAAGAATAAATGGGATAGCCAAGCGAGCCAAACCTTATTTTTTATCAACTACAATATATATAATATACCATAGTAGTTCGTACTCCTTGTAAAGCCAGCATAAGTCTTCTGATACCCACAGAGCTTTGCTCGTTATGGTCGGCTTTCTCATTTCTGATATGGGCACCCGTCGTGAGGTGACACGTTGCGGGATTTACACAACCATAATGTAACTTATCTGACAGAGCAGTTTTATATATCGGTCGATAACTCCGAAGAGGACTGCACGGATTGAACCTCGTATGCCTTTGCTTGAAACTTTGAGATAGGGATAAAAGAAACCCTATCCGCCGTCTGGGTCACGCTCCAAACTTTGGATAGGGTATATCGTTGTAGTTGAACTAATCAACTTCTAGATAAAACTTATTTATTTGCTAGCGCGTGACTTCTAACAAGCACTGCAAAAGTACATAAATTCCTGCAAACCACCAAATTAGCTAATTTTTCATTAACACGCTTTATTGTGGATAAATGTGGATAACCTATATTTAATAGGCTTTACGGGGATTCACAACTTTAACCTTTCTAAGTTTAATTAACACGAAAAAATGCCCTGCACCACTAAAAGTAGTGATGCAGGGCGATATATGATAGGTATAAAAGAAATGCGAAAGTAAAGCCCCACCATTGAACACCAACGGCAGGGCTGAAATAGAAATATGAATTCCAATAATTGCTTTGCAAAGATAAGCAAAATATCTGAGAACTCAAAGAGATAGTTAAAATTTCTTCTGTAAGCGGCTAAAATAGTTTGTCGGTATGATTTATCGGTGCGATAGTTTTTGCGCCATATTCCACAAAATAGGCTGACCCAAACGAATGAGCCAGCCAACCTCTACTTACCCTTGAATATACAAATTGCACCATATACAGCAAGGATAATGATTAAGTACAAAAACATGATGTTATATATGTTGGTGAATAATTATCTTGATGGAAAATAATCATAATGCACTACTTCGTCATCTTTATATCCTGCATAATATAATCTTCGTGTTCCAGACTTTGAATTTATTTCTCTCGGAACATAATAATATTCTCGTGTTTCATAACGACCAGACTTGTAGCTGATTTGTCTTTGAAATACATAATCGTTTAAGACTATATATTTTTCGTCAAAACTGCCAAAATAAGCATTTAGACCACCTGGTGTAGTCCAGTAATCGCCAGCGAAGGATGTTATTGGCACTTTTTCTTTGTTGAGACTAAAATACAAACCATTAGCATTGTATGCCTTGCCTGTGTCCTTACCAAACACTTTACCTCTAATCGCTAATTGGTCTTCGACAGGTTTGTAAAGCACCAAAGAATCTGTTCTTTTAGAATATTCATTCTTTACGATAAGAGTATCATTTCTTAGCGTTCCCTTTCCTCTTCCAAGCATACATTCCCATAGATTATATAATACATATCCGTCAGAAGTCACACTAAAAAACATATCATCGTTTCCGTTTTCCCATACTCCTTCGTAATCCGCCAAAGTCGTTTTTTTATCTTGCGGATTGTCTGGTACTTCATCTTCACGGCTATCACTACTGCAAGCCACCATAGAGAAAGCTGCAATCATAATTGCCATAAACATCGAAATCTTTTTCATAATTACATTTATTGCAGAAAACCAATAATTACTTTTTGAATTTTACATTGATTAATCGCAATAAAACTGCTCTGTTTCGTAAACTGGGTCTTTTAAATCAACAACATCACCATCCTCATCTAGGATTTCCTTAACTCCATCATAGACTTCATAATGAAAATTATTGCTGCGACCTTCATAGCAGTTATCATTGTCGCATACCTTATCATGCCCTTTCGTATTTTCGGTACAATATTGCTTTGCCTCATCCAATGTATCAAATTCTGCAACATTGTTTATCTCAACAGTATTATTGTAATATATCTGATATTTCTTCATAATTTATGACTTAACCGTGGTGTCGAGGGCTGAATGTATTGTTATTCTTCGTGCTTGCTAATATGAATGTCGATTTCAACTTCTATCGGCTCTTCATCATCCCAAGTTGGAACATCAATGCCTAAGTCTTCACAATAGCTTTCGTCAATATCAAAACAATGACCATAACCATCGCTTACCCAATTAAAGAATCCTTTATCAGGTGGAGTTGTGAATAGATGCAAACATTCATCTTCATCGCAAGCAATAAAAGCTATCCTACTTTCTAGAAATACTGGTTTCATATCTATTGACTTAACCGTGATGTCGAGGGCTTAATTTTTGTTATGGGTATTGTATGGCTAGAAATACCAATGTTGGAGTAAGACTTGCGTATCAGATGAAACCGTCATTTTTGCGAAATCTGGTATTGTGTTACAGATTCCGTTTAATTCCGCTTTCTTCATCAATTCCTGCGCCTCCTCTTTTGTATCAAACAAAGCTGCATCAGTTCTTTCCGAAACATAATGCAAACCACTACCTAAGAATGCAACAATCATGTGTCTGCTATTATAGATAGTTACGTAATACACCTTTCTTCTATCTACTATTTTTCCTGTAGATTCTTGTAATTTCATATATAATGCTTTATCCGTGATAGCGAGGACTGAATGATAAGACAAATTAATAAACCTGATTAGATGTGTGAATTTTAACCTCGGTTTCAAACTTCTTTATACTATCCTTGTCGATATGATGCTCATCACACCAATCAACCCATCCATCGTAGGCTTCATCCTCATTATCGTAGCACGATGGCTCGAATGAATAAGAAATGCAACCTGTGGAAGTGAACACCTCCCAGTTAGAAGGATAGAAACTGATACTATGAATACGACGTTCTCCATGCTGATTAGCGAAGCAATCTCTAATATCTTCTGCATCCTCAGGATAATGCACACAGAGATAATCTAGCATTTCAGAAATAGAAGTCTCGTAGAAAATATATTGGTGGATACCATCAGGCAACCAGACTGCAAAAACATCAGAATCTTCACTACGTGCCGCAATTCCAAAATAGCTAGGAACATCATCAAAGTCTAACTGATATTTCAAATCAGCGGTGTTCTCCATATCAATGAACTCATCGAACATTTCTGAAAACTGCTCGTTATTTTGACAACAAAGGTCTTTGTATTCGTCATAAGTCATTTTCTTCATAATCATTCGCTTATCCGTGGTGCGTAGGGCTATTTGATATTTATATTATTTTCAAAAGATAACGCAATATGCGTCATTATATTGTGTGTATGGCAGAAATTTTAATCTTTATTTCTGCCCATAGCGCAATCGAACAATGTGCCGATTAGCCAAATTGCTATTAAGAATGCCATAACCTATTCCTCCTCTGTATTATTGTTGTTGTTATTCAGTTCCTTGTAATACTGCTGAATATCCTCGTCAGTCATACCCTTTTCTCGCATTACACGATAGTTTGCAGAACCGCGTCTGAAATAAACCTGACTGCCATAGACTGAACGTAAGTTGTAGTACGCACTTCTTACCAGTTCTTTGGTTAATACCTTTCCAGTGGACGAATAAACGCCCATCTGCTGCAACATCATAGCTGCATCCGCAAAGTTAGGTGTAGTCAATTCAGTGAAGTCATTGGTACACTTCTTAACCACATTCCATATAGCCTTGTTGCAAGGTTTCTCAGCAGCCTCTTTCTTGCGCTTTTCCGATGCAGCCTTCTGTGCATTTGATAAGTCACATTTTCTAGGTCTGCCCAACTTCTTAACGACCTTACCAGACTTTGAGATAAATTCTCCGTCTTGTGCCAACTTCTGCTTGCGTACTTCCAATGCGCTCTGTGTTCGCTCCTGTATGAGTTCACGCTCCATCTGTGCCGAGAATGAGAATGCGAACAGTAGCATTTCGTCTATCGCTTTCAGATGGCTGCAATCAAGGTCAATACCCATCTGAACGATAACCAAGCGCACGCCACGTGGTTTCAGTTCGTCGTTTACAAACTTGTTGATGTCGCTCATGGAACGACCGATACGGCTGACCTCTGACACAATAAGTATATCACCTTTATCAAGCATCGGCAACACTACCTTACCAAGGTTTCTATCCTTATAAGATACCTTACCCGATACTCCTTCCTCCTTCACTTCGTGAGTAGCTTTCAGATTGTGACAATTCAACCATTCGTTTATTGTTCTTTCCTGCTGCTCCAATGTCTGCTTTTCAGTAGAGACACGACTGTATATTATTACTTTCTGCTTTGGCTCATCATCATCGGTCATGTTTGCCTTTGCGTTGCAGCTTTTGTCTGAACGGCAAAGGTAGTGACCTTCCGCCATCATGCAATAAGGGCAATCCTTACAGCCGATGTTCACGATGTCGTATTTTACAGATGTGCCACCTGCATTCATGATTTCTGTTGTCTTCATTTCTCCTATCTCCTATCCTATCTCTTATTACTTAAAACGTCACTTTCTGCTATTTATTATCCACGATAATAAAATGAAACATGAAAATCGCTACTTTTATGTTTACGGTCATTCTCAATCACTCCAAACATATAAGAATCATTTACGTTTTCTATATCTTTATTCTTATTACGTTCAACTGTAGGTTTCTTGGCGTACCAATACTGGCTCGTTTCCGACAAATCCAACCATTTCTGTATTGTCTTTGTTCCAAGCGTATTGTCCGCCATTAAATAAATCTCTTACTAACTCATCAGGGCAAAAGTCTTTATCGTTAATTCCATTGTGTGAAGTATTTGTTACTTCAGTGATACCATCATTGGCTTCTACATCAAAAGAAACATTTTCTAACTCGCCCTCTCCTTCCAACATACCACTATCGTACATTGCTCTTGCAGCATTCTCTGCGTCTTCGGGTGATGATGTATCCACATCTACCTTGTAGGTGACTTTCTCAACAATTTCTACTACGTACTTCTTCATAGTCTTATTATTTTAATTCTTGTTCTACAATATCGAAATTATCCCACGTCTCACCTTCGTTGTCTGAGATATGATAGAATGAGCCTGATACGCTGATTTGGAAATCGTCACAATCCAATGAATGCTTATAGCTTTCCAATGTGTTCAGACCTTTATCTTCCATCGCTTTTCTAGCCTTGTCTCTGGTTGAGAATACTTCTGCATCAACCTCAACCGCCTCACCCAGTCCATGCTGGTGTGAATTGATAACTACATATACTTTCATAGCTTAACCCATCCTACTATTTTGAAGTGATTATTCTTATAAAATCTAACAATACATCTAAGTTTGATTTGGTTAGATAGAAATATTCAAATGTACCTAAACCCCATATACTTTCAGATGTATATTCTGCATGTATATCCATATAAGCAGGTGATACATGAGGAAACTTAAAGCAAGGAATATTCTGATGCTCACGAAACTCTATTTCCTCTGTGATAACATACCCACGAATGAAGAATATAGTACTAAGTTCTGTTTTTGCATCATCAACGTAAGTTGCTCCTACATTAAAACTAGATAAATTGCACCTACCGATATTCTGCTTAATATATTCCAGTGCCTCTTTTTTTGTTATTGTATTTTCCATATTGATTAATGTTTAAAATTTGTTTCGATAAACATTATTTGATGAATATCCAAGATGATAGTATCTTTAAGAAACGAATCGTTTATTATAAGTAGCTCATTCGTTCCGTCTACTCTATACTTGCAATTATTGAAGTCTATATGAAAACGGCTATTATGGATAGCAATGTAAATTACCTTACTTTCTGCTTTGGCTACCTTGATAGCCTTTCTTAATTGATTTACGTTCATTTTATGATGTATTATAAAAGTTTGTATATGTTATTAATTCACTCATTCCTTTGCTCCGTGGAGGTGGCAAAGGTAGCGTATGTACTACTTTGCCAACACCACATAAACAATCGCCTACAGCCGCATTTAACGGCTTGTTTGCTGCAATATCCAACCGCATATTGTTCGGTGGAATATCCAAGCATGAAGGAACACCGATGGAGATAGCCACAACCTTTGCGGTTGATGCCGTTTCTTTGTGCTCTGAGGCGTTTTCCTTTGCCAATGGTATAATTGTCCGCTCGGTGCATTTCTCGCTCGCTAGATGCTCATTTGGCACGCTATCCAATGTATCATCAGGTACGGCTGCAATCTCTTCTTTGCTTGATACCAATGATTTCTTTTGCGCATCCTTGAATAGCTTTTCCAATTTAACACCATCCTTAAAGAAGAAAGCGCATCCACGATAGGAATTACTCTTTGTTCGCTTATCATCGGGCATAAACTCTTTGCAGAATCCAGACAATGTAAACAGTTCTCCACAGAATATAATCTTATTGTTTTCTGCTGCAATAACCTTTGTGCCATCAATGAAGGTAAGTGCATCGCCTACATTTACACCGATAGCATCAAAGCTAAATTTATTGCTATGCTTATCCAATGGTACTATCTTTGCAGGTGCATCGGGTGCATCAACCTTTGTTTCTGCAACATCCTTTGCAGGTGCGCTATCCTTATAATAAGATGGAATGCCGCAAATGATAATCTTTGATGTTATATCTCGCTTGAAATCTGTTTGCTCTGTTTTATCCTCTGTAGCGCACTCTTTTTCCTCAGTTGTAACATTATCCACCTTTGCAGGAATAACGTCTTCTGTAGGCTCATTTGTAGGCATATCAAAAGATTCCGCAAAGCCACAATAATCGTATGCACCAATGTAGCCATCAGATAGTTTGAATCCGTCATACTCATCATCAATATACATCGGCATCATCATACCAACTTCCAAACTACCTACATACCCCAAAGCCTCGTTAGCATATCTTCCAAGTGCAAAATTAAAGTTTTCAAATCTCAGCAGACTATCAACCTTTAATCCAATCGCAAAATTCTTGTTTGGTATATTTCCGCACTCGCAAGAAATCTCAATACCATCATGATTATCATACATTCCGTTAATTGTGAATGTAATACGATTATCATTTTCTTTATGCTTGATTATTACTAAACCGATAGAATTAAAACCTTTGTTTTTCTTCAACCATTTAGAAATGCCCTTCCAAATCTTTTCGTTGATGGTGCAAAGATTATCAGGATTAATCTTAGGTAATACTGAAGAGTAATTTACGTATCTGTTTGCCTCAGTCTTAGAGTAATATCCACAGCATTCAGATACCCAATATGTATTGCCGTTTGGTTCACGTACCAACTTGCAAGTAAGTGTACTACCAGACTTTGCCAATGAGCACATCTTTTTGAAGTCTTTTCCGTTTACCAAAGGCAAATTGTAATCGTATGCAAAATGTTCCGTGCTTACCACATCCAAGCCCTTAATTAGCATCGTGTGCCCATCGCTAGCGGCTGCCCTGCCGTTTCTAACATCCAAGCATACATTTCTCATAATAGGGCGCAAATCATCATTCGCACAGTGCAAAGATAACTTAGAGTAGTATTTATTAATGAGTACCTTAATAGTACAAAGTACTTCATTATTATCTTTCTGCTTGATAAACATTCTTTTCTTACTACCAATGCTAGCTAACTTTTCAAACTTAGCTACCAAAGCAAAAATTTGTACTACACAGAATGAGCAAACGAAAGATAGCAAATTTACACTTGCCATCGGTGCAATAAAGCAATCTTTTTCTACTTGTTTATTACACTCATTCTTATATGATTTCGTTTCAGTTTTCAAATAGCCATCCTTAAATGCGCTATCCTTCATCTTTGCCAAATCGGATGCGGTGTAATTGCCTTCTTTTACATTTACACCCTCATTAAAAACCTTATCGGCTATCTCATACAACTTGTTTAAGATAGCCAAATTCATTTCTTTTTCACTCATATTAGTTACTATTAAATATACATATCCAATTCCTTTTCCAATTCTTCTTTGTTGCATTCAGGGAACCAACTGCAAATGGTATCAATTGCCCACATATAGGAATTTACTCCATCATCGAACAATATCCAAAACATTTCAGCGTATTTGCTAAAATTACGATTCCAATTGTGCTCTTTGTACCATTTTATGGTACGTTCATATTCGGCTACAAATTCATCTTTGGTAAGCATTCTAATTTCTTCTGAAGTCATATATCCAATTGTTAAAAGTTACACTTCGTAAAATTGCCCATAGCATTTTCCCCAAGCTACCAATGATAAGCGCACACCGCCATTTTGAATCGGTGATACGCTTATCTTTTCACGCTTGATACGTATCAGTCGTTTATCGAACTTGCAATAAAAGCGAATAAATCTATCTTTTAACTCGCTTTCTTTTTGCTCGCTTACATGTTCCAGGTGGAGGCTATTATATTCAGCCTCCAACCAATTCTTTATTTTTTCCTTTGTTCCCATATCCAAGTTGTATTTAATAATCCAAAACTTTGTTGTTATCAGTATCTAACATGTAGTAAGAATAATCCATCATTCCAGAATGCCGCCACTTGTTTAAGTCGTTTATTGCGTCATTCAGATACTCGCATTCATCCACGATGTATTGTTTGCAGGCAATATTTTTATGCTTGCTGCAAATTGCGTATTTGTGACCGCACAAATCATCATCAAACGTCATCCAATCTTTATTGGTGCAATAACCACGCTTATTTGCCAATTCCCTCATACTATCCTTAATGCGCTCATCTGTTACCACATTAATACCAACATGCAAAGGGTTATTGGTTATTGTTTCCCCAACTGTAAACAAGCTATCTGTAGCTATTTTGTCGTTTAACAACTTAATATCTTTTGCTGATGCTATAATAACTTTGTACTTTTTCATATTCTTTTCTCCTATCTTTTTTGTTTATTATACTTGTTTCATATTACAGAGAACAAATGTATTATTGCAGCCGAAAATAATGCTTTTGTACGCTGTTATTCGGATGCTTGCATCAAATGAGGTTACACCTTTATTTCTTTCCTTTGCCCAATCTATATATTCAGGCAAATTTGCTTTAATAACCTTTGCACTCTTATTTATAGCCTTAATCTTTTCTACCTTATCAGCCAAGGCGCAAAGATACTTTATTTGTTTATCTGTTGCTAACATGATTATTTTCTCCTATCTTTATATTAAACTTGTGCCGTGCCAAATCTCGCTTTTGGAGGCGGTCGCTAACCGCACACGGCTATAGTAGCTTTTAAGCAATATCTTTGTGGTGCAATCTGTAATGAACAACTGATAAATATCTCTTTGACTTCCGTCTTCTTCATCAAACAGTTCAAAGCGCATATTATCATAAACAGATGGGTCTATCTCTGTAATATTGTTGCAGAGGATAAGCGCATTATTACACCAATTTACAGCTACTGAATAATTTGTTTTATAAGTCTTCATACCTAAAATATTTAAAAGTTACTAATTAATTTTGCTAATTCGGAAAAAACTAATAACTTTGCAACCGTCTTAAGTAAGCAAGTTATTTCGATTTTTCGATTTAATTTGATTCGCCCACTACTTTTTTAAGGTAGTGGGTTTTTTGTTCTAAATATGCTTTTCGGCTACCTTATCCCAATACTCATTTATAGAGTTGTCCAAGGTTGATACGTAATGACCAAGTGGACAAAACTCATCAATCTCAATAATTCCGCATACGTGCATAGCATCTACTAATTTCTTGTAAGATGCAGAGCCGATAACGTGGATAGCCAACATATTAAAGTTAACCATAAAATCTTTGTTTAACTTTGTGGATAACTTGTTATGTATCTTTATAATGTAATCTATAGCCTTTGCCTCCTTTTCCTCCTTTGCTTTTTGCTCCTTTGCAGTTTTGATTCTTGCAAAGTTCATTTTTGCCCACAATTTGCAAAACTCATCTTTATCAACATCTGCAAGCATATACATATTATTGATAATTTCGAACTCAGAAGATGATACTTCCATTCCTACACGCTGAATAAATTCATTGTACATCATATTGCTTTAAATTTTAAGTTACTAATTTGTGGCTATCAATTAATCCGCCTAATTGCCAACGGCTGAGGTTTTCGCCTACATATAACAGTTACTTATTATTGTATTTGGTTTTCATTTATCATTCAACTCATTTCGTTACTCTAACTTTTCACTACTCACCTTAGAATGTTTCAACGCTGGAAATAATAAGTAATAATGTAGCTACCTTCCGTATAATAGCCTATCCGTTTCCCTTCTTTCATAATTAGTACTACTGCAATCAGCATGCAGCCGCTTTTCCGTTTTTTAACCTTGACGGAAAATAACAAACCTAATAATCGATACACTATATAGTATCATCAACATATCACTTGATACGGTTTGTTAGCTTTTATCCGTATATCCTATATTTTGGTATTGCTATCATCTTATATCTAATATGTTGTATTACACGTAATACGTATATGATAAGAGTCAAGCGCACAAATATATAAGATAGATTTTATTGTGCTAAATGTAAGTAAGTCAAAGAACGAAGCATTGTTATATATGGATTCCTATGTCTTAAGTAAGCATCCTTATTTCTTAAATGCGATGCAAAGGTACGGCTTTTTTCTGAATCAGCAAAACTTTTAAGCAAAAAATTACGTTTTTTCTCGCTTTTTTCTTGAAAATAACTGCATTTTCTTATTTCTTTACACTAATTGTAATCTCTACTTTGCAAAATGATAAGTTAAATCGGGGCTATTGGTTGCTTTTATATGTTTTGCCCTATCTTTGCACGTTTGCAGCCCGAAAAATCATCTTTGCAGCCGTTTTCTATATATGTATATGTGCGTGTACCTTATATATAGGGGAAACGTCTAAAAGCGTATTATTTGCCGTTTGCAGCCGTTTTCGTGTTTGCTAGATAGAAAGTACTTTCTTTTATGTTTGCGTTCTTTGCAGCCGTTTTCGTGTTCTATATGTATGTTTGTACTATCTTTAGTTATTGGTACGTTTGCAGCCGTCTTTTTTCTGTTTTCGTTTTCACTCGCTTTTTGTTTCACAAAATTTGTGTGTGAAACATTATGTAAGTTTTTGAATGTTTATGCAAGTTTGAAATGTATGTTTATGCATAATATTATGATAAATAGAAAACTTTTCGGGAATTTCGGGTTTTTCAGCACCTTTGATACAAACGTACTATCTTTTTACTTTTTGTTCCTTTGCTTTTTCTCTTATTTTGGATAATTTACAGAAAACAGAAACAGAAACGAAAAAGTCGCATTTTTGCCGTTTTTGCCCGAAAATGTCCGTTTTTGTCGCAAATAAAACGCTGATTTTCAGTGTTTTATGGGTATATAGGGCAAATTACCCCACACCCCCCGTTTTTGGCACTCGCAGGGTGGGTCAGCTCTCGTCCGAAATTTTTTATTTTTTTATTTTTTATTTTTTTTGTAAAATACTTCGATTTTTCCAATTCAGCTTTTCTACCGAATTTTGAGCATTTTTGAGAACATCATATCTACTTTTCTTTTTGCATAAAGTTTCATAGCATCTACTTTTGCTTATTTCTGTGCGTCAGGTAGCGTTTTATGCAGCTTCGT